TTAATGAATCATTAGGAGTTGACTCAGGGGGTGCATTTTTAGTTGCACAAAGCGGCGGCATAAACAATAGTACAGAGGTAAGAGCACCTGGATTTGAATTTGATTATATGATAGATAATTTGACATTCAAAACTCTTTCTTCAGGAAAATCAACACTAACTGCGTCTAATAATACAACATTTAAATTTGATATTATTGAGCCATATGGATTTTCTTTTCTTACCAAATTAAAAAAAGCCAATGATGTGCTCCAACAATATGCAGAACAAGGTGGCTGGCCAAAAAATCCAATTAGACAGTTCTTTATTTTAGGAATTAGATTTTTTGGTTATGATGAAAGTGGCAATATAGCAGATATAGAAGATGTTTATGAACAATTTTATGATATCAACATCAAGGGCATGAAGTTTAAACTTGATGGCAAGGCTACCACATATCATGTAGAGGCAGCATCAGTAGCGCCTTCCGAGGGATTTGGAATTAAACGAGGCAGAATAAACAATTCAAAAGATGTAACAGCAAGAACCGTAAGAGAAGCAATACAAATTTTGTTTGATAAACTTAACGCAGAACAAGAAGAACTTGTTTCTCAGGGAAGCGTTCAATACAAAAATGAATATGCGATTGAATTTATAGGAGATGCCAGAGAAATTGCTGAAGCAGACTTGCTTGCACCAGAAGACATTAATAAATTTAGATGGCCAGGTAGTGGAAACAAAACAACAGCACAATCAAATGCCGCAAGCGAAACCAGAACACAAGGGGATGACAGCAAAAGAGAACTAACGTTTAATCAAGACACCCCTATACAAACAGCGATAAGTGATATTATCAAACAAAGTTCTTATTTGCGTGACGCACTAAAAGTAGTTTATACCACGTCATTGCAACCAGATCCCCAAACAGGAGAAACGCCTGAGCAAAAACCTAACACTAAAAAAAGAGTAAAGTGGTATAACCTTAGCGTAGAACTTTCGAATGCAAACTGGGACGAATTAAGAGCAGATTGGGCCTATCGCCTAACTTATGTTATTCAAACTTATGAAACTCCGGTTTTTTCATCACCTTATGTAAACCCTGGAGTAGACTATTATGGTCCCCATAAAAGATATGAGTATTATTTTACGGGAGAAAACAGAGAGGTTCTTGGATATGAACAAAAGTTTGACAATACTTTTGTTAACATTGTTTTAGACCCTTCAGCAAGACCTTTAACTGACAGGGGAGGAGAAGGCAATCAATCTAATAGCGATGCCGACGTGTCGCAAGTAACAGGAAGAAAAACCCCTCAACCAAGAACAGGTAGATTGGGACAGGGTTTAGAAGCACAAAATACTTATATAACAAGTTTATATGATCCTGGAGCATATGCTGAAGCAAAATTAAGTATATTAGGAGACCCAGACTTTTTAATGCGAGAATCTCCTGACAGTATTAATCAATTATATGATAGATTTTATGGCACAAATGGTTTTACTATTAATCCTAACGGTGGACAAGTTATAGTAGAAGTAGATTTTAACGAAGCAGTTGACTATACTTCAGACGATGGTCTATTGGATATTAATGAATCAATTTTGTTTTATCCATATCCTCCCGAAATCGCCAAGATAGTTAAAGGTGTTTCCTATCAGGTTAGGGACGTCCAAAGTAAATTTTCCGGTGGAAAGTTTACGCAAGAATTAAATTTAATTATGAATGAATTTGGTAGCTCAGAAAGTGATGATGAAGAAGGCAGAGAAGACAATGAGGAACCAGCAGACAATGAGCAAATAAAATCTGATTTAACTGAAGACGAACAGTCTACACCTGATGATGCTGTTGAACAAGAAACCCCTGTACAAAGTCCACCAAATCCTGCTGACGATGATAGTGGGGGTTAAATAAAAGTATGCCATACGATTTTTCATTTGGAAGAGGCCCAACAAAATCTAGTCGTCATAACGCAGGCAACGCCAACACGATTGATGTTCCTGTTATTGGTATTGTCAAAGACAATATTGATCCAACTAGAGCAGGAAGGCTTAAGGTTTTCTTAACTACAAACTCAACACCGCTCGATCCAGACAATTCAGATAATTGGACTACTGTAAATTACTTAAGCAGTTTTTTTGGTAGTGTAAGACCTACAGGTGGCGAAGATGACTTTGGTTCTTATAANCGAAACCCTTCATCATATGGCGAATGGCACGCTCCNCCAGATATAGGAAGCGAAGTTGTTTGTGTTTTTGTTAACGGCGATCCAAACTATGGATTTTATATTGGAAGCATACCAAAGCCAGAAGAACTGTATATGGTCCCTGCAATCGGATCTTCAGAAAATATTATTCCAAACGAAGGCGAAGCAGATAGCTATGGAGGTGCAGTAAGACTTCCTGCAACAAACTTTAACACAGACAATAAAGAGTTATCAGACAACCCGGATTATGTAAATTCACCTAGACCTGTACATAGTTACAGTGCCGCAATTATGTCGCAACAAGGCATTATCAGAGATCCTATAAGAGGACCCATTTCTTCTAGTTCTCAGCGTGAAGCGGCATCAAGAGTTGGTTGGGGGGTGTCTACTCCTGGAAGACCTATATATGAAGGTGGATTCAATGACGAAAGCGTTGCACAAAACTTAGACCCCACGCAAGCAGAAAAACTAAGAGTTATTTCTCGCAGAGGTGGACACAGCATTGTCATGGATGACGGCGACATTGTGGGCAGAGATCAATTAGTAAGAATTAGAACAGCCCTTGGTCATCAAATTTTAATGAGCGATGACGGTCAAACTCTAATGTTGCTTCATTCAAATGGGCAGTCATATATTGAATTAGGAAAAGAAGGCACAGTAGATGTTTATGCTACCAATTCAATTAACATGCGAACCGACGGAGACATAAATTTTCATGCAGGTCAAAATATAAATCTTCATGCAAACGAAGACATTAAATCTCATAGCAAAAACTTTCAAGTAGACGCTGAAGAAGAAGCTAGGGTTCGAGCAGAAGAATCTCTTAGAATGTTTGCGTTAGGAAACTTTACTGTTAAGTCAGACGCCGAAGTTGCAATTAACGCTTCGGGTGATGCTTCTATGGCAGCAGGTGGATTTGCTTATGTAAACGGAGAAAAAGTAAATCTTAACTCTGGACAAGCACCTACAACTGCTGAAGAAGTCGAAAAAACTCCTTTAATTGCACAAACAGACACGCTATTTGACCAACAACAAGGTTTTATAGCCGCCCCTGGAAAACTAAAAACTATTACTTCGCGAACACCCGCACACGCACCTTGGGTTGGCGCAGGACAAGGGGTCGATGTAGAATCATCACAAGACGCACAAGAACAATTGCCAAAAGAACCGTCTACTGGTATATCAAATATAACTAATGCGGCAAGCGAAATTACTACTAATCAAGAAGGTCGAAATGTAAGAACACCTAGCAGTTTGTCAGCAGTCAAACCTGTGTCTGATGCATTGGATCAAAATACTACTAGTGCAGTTTTAAGTTCGTTGTCTACCGAAGCATCTGATAATAGTTCTGCTCCAAACATTGGTGTAGGATTTGACAGGGCAAACAATAATAAATTTGTAGTAGGATCATATGGACAGACCCCAGAGCAGTTAACTGATTCAGGATATTTAAAGCCTGGCTCTAGTCGTAGAATCAATGCAGTAGCCGATAATTTAAGAGATACTAACACATTTATCAATCCAGATGAATTCAAAAATAGAGTAATGCCGGCATCGGTATTTACAGGAAAATCTGGAGCAAAAGACGCAAATGCCTTTACAAAAAGTATTGGCGCGCAAAACAACGCAATGGTTAAAAATCTACAAAAAGCACAGTCAGCATTAACACAAGCAGGTGCACTAACAGGTAAAGAGGCACCTGCACAAGTTGCAGGTGTAGTGATGGCTGCTTCTAAATTTGGTGCAGGAGATACAGTAAACGCTATCAAACAAGTATCAAGATTAGGCGGTTCAAATCAAAACAGAGGTTCGGGCGTGTTGCAACAAATTGGCAAAGGAATCGTTGCCGCAGAAGTAGCAACTTCTAGAGGAGGACAAGGTGGTATTGCTAGTGCATTAAGAGCAATGAGCGCAGGTGGTTCTAGTAATTTATTAGACCCAAGAAAAGGCATTGCTGGCTCAGCATTTGATGCTATTAAAAAATCATATACCCCATTACAAGCCGGCGTGCCTCAAAACTTGGCTCAGATTGCACAGCAAGCAGGCTTTGGTCCAGTTACTGGCAATACAGATTTGTTATCACAAACTGCATCTGTTGTACAAAAAGGAGCAGCCGCATCATTGAGTTCAAGGCTAGCTTCTGGCATTGATAACATACCGGGCGGGCAAAAAATAGCGTCTGCTGTTTTAAATAATGCATCCGATGCAGTTAATAGAATACCTGGCACCGAAGGCTTATCATCAGAAATTAACAGTTTGCTTCGCGGGGGCGCACCGTCAGTGAATCTTAACCAAGCTGGCTCGTTAATAAGTTCGGCTACTGATAATTTACCTATCAATCAAGTAGCAGAAATTCAAGCCGCTTCATCTGCATTAAGTTCAGGTCAAGCAAGCGATGTTAAATTGCCCACTGCCAGTTTTAACACAAACAACCGCAAAGCAATATCAGCACAAGTAGATACTCTATTATCTGATCCTGGAATACCACCTCCTAATTTAGTTGGAGAAATTTCTGATGAAGCAACTCAAGCGGCAGAATCAGTTGAACAAGAAGGAAGACAGATTTATACATTGCTTGAAGATTTTGAGTCTAGGAGAGAAGAAATTATATCTGCTAGAAATGCATTTTATGAAGCAGAAGCAACGCTTCCTCCAGGAGATCCTAGAATTGAAGAAGCACGAAATGCTTGGTTTGCTTTAGTAGATGATCCTGCATACAAAGAGTTGTTAGAACAAATCAAAGATGTTAAAGGAACAGGAGAAGGCTTTTTAGACGATAGTCAAATTGCGTCTACAGAGCAATTTATAAGCGAACAAAACAGAAACCAAGACAATAACGGCGACATTGATTTTAATAATTTAAGTTAGGATAAATACAAAGATGGCACAATATATAGGTTTTAGTACAATTAATGCAAGAAAGCCAAAAACAACAAACCCTATTGGCTTGAACACAGGGGGCGCAGATGGCGGTCCTGGTAGCATATCCAAAGGCATTGTATATGGCAAAAAATTTAAATTAACCGATGCACAACTTGTTATACAAGATTTTGTTAATGCTATGAATATAAGAATGGGTCAAAAAGTAGGTCAGCCAAGCTATGGTACTAAACTGTGGGACTTTATTTTTGAACCAAACACAGCCGATATTCAATTAAGAATCGAAAGTGAAGTAAAAAGAATTGCTAGTTTAGATCCAAGACTAGAATTGAATTCTGTAAAATCTTTTCCTAGAGAAACAGGAATATTAATTGAATTGCAAGTAGCGGTTGTTCCTTTTAGAAATCCAGCACTTTTAAATATTTTCTTTAATAGCGAAACTAATACCGCCTCTATAACATAAGTAAAAAACCGAGTTTTTTGCAAAGATAAATACATTTAAAGAGGCTAACAATGGCAACTAGTTCACGACAATCATCATTATTTGGCTCAAATGAATGGCAACAGATATACCAGACATTCCGAGAAGCCGACTTTAGAAGCTACGATTATGAAACTTTGCGCAAAAGTTTTATTGATTATTTGCGCTTATATTACCCAGAAACTTATAACGATTATGTAGAATCATCAGAATTTATTGCATTGTTAGATGTAATTGCGTTTATGGGTCAAGGTCTTGCATTTAGAAATGATTTAAACGCAAGAGAAAACTTTATCGATACTGCCGAACGAAGAGATTCGGTTATTAAACTTGCCGAACTAGTTTCTTATACCCCAAAAAGAAATATTGCAGGTCAAGGATTTTTAAAAGTTTCAAGTGTTAGAACCAGTGAAAATATCAAAGACATTAATGGATTGAATTTAAGCAACGTTCCTGTTCTTTGGAATGATCCAGCTAACCCTGATTGGTTAGAACAATTTAATACTGTTATTAATGCGGCGCTTGTTAGTTCTCAAAAAGTAGGAAAGCCTGGACATGTTGCTGATATTTTAGGCGTTACTACAAGCGAATATTCAATTAGAATTCCTGAAAATAATTTGCCTATTGTACCATTTACGTCAGAAGTAGACAATCAAAACATGACGTTTGAATTAGTAAGTGCAACATCTGTGGGTGAAGATTTTATTTACGAAGTTCCCCCTGCACCTAATAGCAGATTTAATATATTATATAGAAACGACAAATTAGGATTTGGTAGTCCTGAAACTGGCTTCTTTTTCTATTTTAAACAAGGAACATTACAAAACTTTGACTTTAAATTAGAACAACAAATTGCCAATCAAAATATCGATATCAATATCGAAGGTGTAAACGATACAGACACTTGGTTGTATAAACTTGAAAATGGCGATAACAGAACACAATGGGAGCAAGTTGAAAACGTTTATGCTGACGCATATTTGCAAAACGAAACTTCAGAGAAAAAAATCTTTTCTGTAAGTTCAAGATTTAACGACCAAGTTACTTATAACTTTGGTGACGGTGTGTTTTCAGAAATTCCAGTAGGTGATTTTAGAGCATATGTTAGAGCAAGCAATGCGTTAACCTATACAATTGAACCAACAGAAATGCAAGGCATTTCGGTTACGATTGGATATATTAGCAAAGTTGGAAGACCCGAAACACTAACAATCGGATTAGAATTGCCATTGGCAGTGTCTACTGCTCAAGCAAGAGAAACATTAGATTCAATTAAACAACGAGCACCAACAAGATATTATACACAAAACAGAATGGTTAATGGCGAAGACTATACTAACTTCCCATATACACTGTTTAGTTCGATCATTAAATCGGCAGCGATTAATCGAACATCTGTGGGTGTTTCTAAAAATTTAGACTTACAAGACCCAACAGGCGGATATAGCAGTACTAACACATATGGCAACGATGGTGCATTATATCAAGAAATGGAAGATGGGTTTTTATCACTAACTATTAATAATACCAGTGATATTATTTCTTTTTTCAACAATGAATTAGCGCAAGTGTTGTCTGAAAATAAAGCAACACAATATTATGTGCAACAGTTTCCAAGATATACTTTGCCCGAAACACCAAAGGTTTTTTGGAAAATTAGTTCGGTTGATTCTAGTACAGAAAGCGGATACTTTTATACAAAGTCAGGAATTGTTGAAACACCTGTTTCAGTTGGTACATTTTCTTCTACTACCTTACAATACATATCTAGAGGTGCATTAGTAAAATTCAAAGCACCCCAAGGTTTTTACTTTGATAGTAACAACAGATTAGTTGCAGGTATTGCTGGTCCCGGCAAACCCGATTTTATTTGGACTACTGTGCTTAACGTAGTGGGTGATGGTTCAAATAACGGAGAAGGAAGTTTTGCTAATGGTCAAGGACCTGTTAGATTAAATGGTTTTGTGCCAAACGAAGTTACAGTTGATACGATTATTCCTGTATTTGACAACGTGCTTCCTGCTTCAGTCATTGACGAGTGTATTGTAAGAATGGAATTAGAACAAGACTTTACTTTGTTGTTTGATAATTCGCTACGCCTTGATCAAAAACGTTGGGCGATTGGTAGAATTGATAATCCAGATTATTTTGTAAAGTTTGAAAATGTAGGGAGCAATCGTTATACGGTTACTTATAGATCGTTGTCATATTTCTTTGGTTCTGTAGCAGATACAAGATTTATCTCGCCCCAAAAAGAACCAGTATACGATCCTTTTTCAGGAAAAGTTTTACAAGATTCTATTGAAATTTTGTCAATCAANACTNCATTTAATTCAAGCAATCCATTGGGAAGAGACACTACAATTAATATTGTTGGTCAAAACGTTGAAAGTGATGGCTATACAAATGACTATGAAGTAGAAGTAGCATCAACAGACATCAACAACGATCAATTGATTTTAGACCCTGATTTCTTTAATGATATTACAGGCTACGTTACTAATGGAACAAACACCGGGGTATATACTTTTTTTGAAACTGTACAAGATGCTATCAATTTAGACAGAGAACAAATTGTACCAACACAAGATGTTGTTTTTCAGTATCCAACTAAAACACAAATTGAATTAGTTAAGTATGAATTTCCATTAGGTCAGTTGTTTTATGCAACTACCGAAAATGTATTTTATAAAACAGTGCAAGATATTGCTGTGACTACACCTTCTTTTATTTTAGAACCTCAAACAAATTATTCTGTTAAACCAGGAAGACAGGGCTTGTCATATCAATATCGTCATAATTCAAATAACACAACAAGAATTGATCCTGGTACTACCAACATTATTGATTTGTATATTGTTGATCAAGCATATTATAACAGCTATGTGAATTGGATTAGTGACACAACAGACACGTTAACTGAACCAAACAGACCAACTGTATCTGAATTAAATCAAAAGTATGGAGATATTCAAAACTTTAAAATGATTTCAGACTCGGTTATTTTGAANAGTGCATTATTTAAACCATTGTTTGGTAGAAAAGCAGATCCTGCGTTACAAGGAACAGTCAAAGTAGTAAAATCAAAGAACACTAATGCAAGTAATAGCGAAGTAAGAAGTGCGGTACTATCAT